TTTCTAGGAGGTGTAAAGTGGCAGGGCCATTGCCAGTTATTAACGTTAGCACCGGGGAAACCTTTGTCAGTCTGGAGGAGGCGGGGCGCTCTATTGGTCGTCGCGGTACTGAAATATCCAAAGCCATCGCCCTTGGGCATCGGTGCGGAGGGCATGAGTGGCGGTTTGCTCAAAAGTCCGTATCACCCCGGATTGGCCACGGGTCGGGTCGGAAGCGGCCGGTGCGGCGACTAGATACCGGGCAGTGCTTTCCTAGCGCCCAGGAGGCCAGCCTATCGCTAGGGACTGGATCAGCTACGTTGGTGTGGATCGCTATTGCCATGGGGAGACGATGCGGCGGAACGTTTTGGGAGTATCTTGACAGCCCGCTTGACCCGCTTCCGGTGCGACGAGGGACACGAATCCTCTGTGTTGAGACACGCATTGTTTACGATTCTGCCAGCGCGGCGGGCAAGGCGTTATTTGTTTCTGGGTCGGCTATCGGTAACGCCGCAAGGACTGGCAAGACCTGTCTGGGCTACCACTGGCGAAGAATTTGAGCGACTTTACAGGCCCTAGAAAAAATTATTTTCAGTATGTGAAAAGCGGAGACTATTAGATGAACTATGTCCTTGAATTAGAGGGTTGTGTCGTCCCCAAGGCGCGTCCACGGGGCAATAACAAAGGCACGTTTTATACCCAGACCAGCTACAGGCTTTGGAAAGATGCGGCCATTGCTCACCTTAGAAAGCAACAACCCCCGCTCAAATTGTCAGGGGTTCGGCTCGATGTGGTGTTAGAAGGGAAACATTCCCGCCGGGGAGATGCGGATAACATTATCGGGTCACTGATGGACGCCTTGGTGCAAGCCGGGATTCTAGCTAACGATAATCTGGTTTGTGTGACGGGGATTAGCCTGGAGCTTAACTATAACCAGGACAACCCCAGAACCTATATTGCTATCTCGCCCGCTTAGCTTGGGTAGGCGTTCAGGTCGGAACTGGTGGGCATCCAATTCCCGCCAGTGAAAAAGCCTCCAAAATTATCGGTATTAGCGAACTCGGTGCAACGTGTCCAAGTGCCATTGCAGGCGGGGATGGCCATCACCTCATCGCCCACCTCAAAATCATAGGGCGGAGTGTTTTTAAGTCCAATGGTACTGCCGGAGACAAAATCGATGTCTAGCCTAAAATACTGATTCGCCCCGGAGAGAACTTGGACATAACCCCCGGCGGAGGACTGATTGAACCATTGAGGCTCATCAAAGGATGCGCTGATGGTGAACTGAAATTGTGAGCTAACAGCGGTGATGGTTCCTGTCACGGCAAAGAATGTTTTGTCCAGCCCGCATCGATCATCATCTAAGCGCTTTGTCCAGCGGCAAACGGGGCTAATGGATTGATTAACTGCCTGGTTAAGCTTGTCCTCTTTGGAACGGATTTCAAAGTAAAAGGTTGAATCATCCAGGGAAATTTCCCCGACCTGTCCTTTGGCAAGAATAATGCCATCATCAATAGTGGCGGGAAGGTCAATAAAGTCAACAATAGCGGCGGTTACTGTAGCGCCTTGGTATAGCCCGCCTCTGATGTCTTTTGAAGAGATTATGTCAGCATCAAGAAAAGATTTGACCTCAAAATTGTCGGGGGAAAGGTCTAATTTCTTGGTGAATGCGGTGGGGTCTAGGGCTGTATTTGCTTGGTAGGTTAGCCCATCAATAACCAAATCCTGATCGTGCGAGGTGAACCCTAGGGAAATATCGTCTCTGGTTGTGATCTTGACGCAGTAACAAAGGGTTTGCATTTTAGTATTGGCTGGACATAGTTAATGTTAATTATGAAGCTCCAGCATCTGCTAGGTATTAATGACACGTTGGCAGTCGATAGACTACCGCAGGAAGCGTCCAAAGAACTGCAACTAGCGCTAACCTCTCTGGGCTATAGCGTGGGTGATATTGACGGCATTGTAGGGGCTAAAACCCGCTATGCCTGGAAGCGGTTTAAGGAGGATAATCACCAGGACAGAGTCGGAGAAATCGGGTCGGGTTCTATTGCTATTTTGCAGTCTAAGTTGTTGAAGTCTCCCGTCGCCCAGGAGGCTATTGACTGGCGCAATGAGAAGCAAAAGATTTCAGAGTATTTCACCGTGGGGGAGGTAACAAAGGGCGACCCTCGGCGTATTCCATCTGACCCCAAGGTTATTAAAAACATTCTGAGTCTGGCGAGGGAGTTGGACAAAGTTCGGGAGGCGTGGGGCAGTCCGATTCGGGTAACGTCCTGGTATCGGCCTCCGGCGGTTAATGCGTCCGTGGGAGGAGCAAGGAGTAGTCAACACTTAACCGGCTCAGCGGCGGACATAGCCCCCCATGATGGAAGTATCCAACAATTTCAGTCCTGGCTAGATAAGCGGTGGGATAAAGCTCTGGGGTACGGGGCAAAAAAAGGCTTTGTCCATGTTGATCTGCGTCCTGGCAGGCTTCGTTGGAATTATTAGTATTTAAGCAAGTTTTATAGGAGAAAAAATGGCAACGATTACGCCCAAGTTTCTAGGCGGCATAACGCTAACCAGTACGCCAACAGACGCTTACGTTTGTCCGGCAGATACTACGACACGGGTAGAGCATCTGATTATTTCTAACGGCTCAACAGCGGGAACCGTGACAGTTGCCTTCCGCCGGTCTAGCACAGATCGAGAGTTGCTAAATGGCTATACAATTACCGCCAATGGCATTCTAGAGTTGTTCAACGTGATTTTAGAGGCTGGGGACTCTATCAGGGCTTCGGCTACTACTACCACTGGCGCAAAAATCACTTTGTTTGGGACTGAAAGTGTTTAGAACTGAGACGCTCAGAACGGATCTAGCCTTTGCTACCAATCAGGGGACGACGCAGGCATCTAGCGACTTCCCCGGACTTCAGTCTGGCGTCAGAGCAAACATGGGGCAGGCTGAACCGGCGGAGTCTAGTCCAGCTATTGTTGCCTCCCCAGTTCGCGTCGATTTGGGGCGGATAACTATTCCCTCTGGGCGGAAAACCCAACGCATTGCATCTGTATCAACGGAGCAGGTTCTGACTCTTTCCAGCGAATACTGGCAGTTTTTGACTCCCACTGTATCCAGTGTTGTGGTTAAGTTGCCATCGGTTACGGGTAGCGATTATTTTGAGTGTGAGATTGCCAATGTAGGTGCTGGAACTAATGCGTTGGCTATCCAAGAGTTCAGTGGTACGGCAATTGTTACTCTGGTGAATTCTGGGGATAAAAACCGTTCTATTTATGCCTATTGGGATGGCTCCACTTGGCAGGTATGGATTAGAGGATATTATTAATGGCTAATATTGTTTACAAAGGGCGTAGTATTATAGGTGAGCCGGGTGTAGATAGTCTTATATCAAGCGTTAGTCTTGTTAATAACTTTTTATACTCAAAGGATCTGGAGTATTTTGGCGTAAGAAGTGGGAGCCCTTCTATTTCAACTGAACAGTGTAAGTGGGCAAGCCTTGGCTTTACTAGGTCTCTGAAAATACCCACCGGAGCATGGATACAAATAAATAGCGGTGGAACCGGAATCTTTGACGGCAATTTTACCGTTGAGGGGTGGGTTTATCCCCTCTCTATTGCATCGGATCAGGTTATTCTTAGTTGCTCATCCACCGGGGACAACTTTAATGCGTATACGTTTCTATTACAGGTGTCTTCTGGTGGTGCTGTAAGGTTCGCCATTGGCAACGAAAATGGGACGGGCTACCGATACGACCAGACAAGTGTGACCGGAGTTATTGCCGCAAATACCTGGAGTTTTATCCAGGTTACCGTCACTGGCACGAGCGTATCAGTGAGGTTAAATGATAACCGAATACTATCGGGCAATTTGTCTGGGGCCGTAGCTCACGCTTTTTCGACCTATAGAATAGGAAGGCTTGGGGCTGGATTAGACCGTTTTTACAATGGCTACCTTCAGGGAATACGGATAACTCGGGCCGCCCGTATTGAGTCCGTCCCCACAGCCCCCTTTTACAACCTTTAAGGCAACCAGACAAACTTTAACCTTACTTGACAACTCGCTCCACTAAAGGGGCCCAAGTTTTGGGGATCGTTTTCTATAGCTGTTCCTGATACGGTTGAGCCGGTACCTATTAACACATCTGGCCCCGTTTCATAGAGCGCTGTTCCAACATCCTCCCAATTGTAAGCGTACTGAAATAGCGTTCCTGGCGTTAGTGACGGCGTGGTAAAAGAGCCTATTGTACCCTGAGAGTCCCAGAGTCCCTTGACTAGATATATTTGCGCGGTTTCTGGAACGCTGACATTGGTTGTCGTAAAAGTAAAACTCCATGTGGTGCCGATCTCGGCAGGTTGAGGACTGAAATACGAAAAATCCTCGATGTGTTCTATTGGATCGGGCGGTGGTGGGGGAGCCAAGGCCAATTCCGTTGCAACGACCTCTAACCCTGACAACTGCCAGACGGATTGTTCCCCCAGAGACAATTCAAGCTGAGCGGTCAAGTTATCTGATGCAAACCTGACGCCGACCCCATCATAGGTAAACCCTAGTTTGCGGCCTTTGCAGGCATTAAACAAAGCACAAAATAGATCAACCTCTTTTTGATAGAGGGCGTTATCCCCAAACTTGTAGATTGCTTTGTTCCCAGACAGCGTTATCCGCGCTTCTTTTTTAGACTGACTCGATTCAATCCGAGTAACGGTGCTTGTCCCCTTGGTTACTTCCGGCAATGGCGAGGGTTCAAAGGTATAGATTAAGTCCGTAAAATCAGCTTCGGTGTAGCCGTAGACCTTGGGATAATTGTCCTCAACCAATTGCAGTCCAATTACCCGATAAGCGTCATAGGAACCGTACTCAGCGCTTTCCATGGTGAGCAATTCTAGCTCAATCTCATCCAGGTCAAAGCGCACCGGCAAATCGTACTCACACTCAACCGTCAGCCCCGCACTGCCCCCGGTGACAATACCAGAATTTAAGTCAATGGTTGGGCCGCTCGTCGGACTTCCCCCAGAGTAAAAAACTGTTGTCCCTGCCTTGACTTTGCGGATGGTTTTATAACAATTTACCCCAGCAACTGTGTATCGTTTGGCTAGCTGATACTCCCCAGCAGTTGCTGTCTCAATTAATACGCCCTGTGTGGTTACGTCCGGTGCTAACTCAACCTCAACACCGGAAGTTTTATAATCCAAGGGATTAGCGAATCGGAAGCCCTCATACTTACCCTTTCTGGCTTCAAAGAATCCCTTCAGGTAGATAAATTCATCCTTAGTTAATATCATGTCCGAGGCGGAGAAACTATAGCGCGGCTCCACAATTCGGGAGTAGCGTATCTCCGCCCCCGCCCCATTTTGCAGGATCAGCGTATCAAACGATACGACCACCTGCCATTTGGTCATGAATAATTCCAGTCGGGATTCATTGAAGCTCGTCAAACCGCCCAACCCCCACAGTAATAATTGGTAAATAACCGTTGGAGCCTTGCCCCATAGCTCGTCAAACTCCAATCATTCGGGGAGATGTTGCTATTATTGCCAGACCCAAATTCAACCTCATCGTTGCGGGACTTGAGCCGTTTCACATCACCCCTGGCAGAAACACCACCAACATTGTTTTCTAACTGAAGATAATGGGCCACGGCTAGCCCTAGAGCCTGGGGTTGAACATTTTCAGGAAAGCCAATAAAGCCGTTATACTCCAGCCCGATCTGCTCAATCATCTGCTCAACAAGGGACTGGTCTAGGGACTCAAAAGCCGGGAACTTGGTTATAAATTCGGTGTAGGTCATGCTTTAGAAACCCGAGGCTTAGCGACTTTCTCAATTTTGGGGGTTTCGACCACTGGGTTTGGCTCGTCCCGAACGTCAACCACGGGAACACCTTCTAAATGCTTTGGCGCACAACTGGGAGCAGAAACAATATCAAACTTACCGCTTTCCAGATAAGACAAAAACAAGGTATGTTGCTTCAATAGATCAACATCTTCATCCGGCACGTTGAGGGTAACACCGGGCAATAATTGAATTTGTTTAACACCGTTCCCCGCCTTGTAGCCAATCGTATAGGGGCGTAATGTATTGTTTCGGATAGTAGCCATAATCAATATTTATTTAGACACCAAATAATAATGGGAGGCTTTCACCTCCCACTATCAAGCTTAAAGCCCTTCGGCGTACCGCATAGAATACGGCTTTAGCAATTGAATCCCGCCCGTCCGCATCATGTTTGGGGTGATATATTTCAGCCCAACACGCTCGGGAGAAAGGGACATAAATTCCTGAGGAACGTGGAAGCGGATCTTATCAGCCCGAGGACGGAAAGAAACCATCATTCCAGTGTTACCAGAACCCTTGCCAGAAAGGTAAGGAACAGGAATCACTTGACGAACGCCACCAGCAAACATCCGTTGATTTTCAAGGAAGAAAGTCAGCAGGGTTTTGCCCGTAGAAGCGGGAAATTCAGTCTCAACCAAGACATCGAAGTGCTCAGCAGAGATCAGGATAATCTCAGGCATTTCAACATACTTGGTTTCCGTCCGAGTTTCCTTAGCAAAGTTGGTCAGATCTCGGTAAATCAGAGAAGCGCTTTTGGTGCTCCAGAGGGTGCTAGTACCAGTCCCATCATTGGGAACCGTATAGCTAGGAACGTTAGGATGATCCAAGAAACCCAGCAGGTTATGCTCGGCGGAACCGTTCCAGGCCACGTTATCCAGTTCCTGCTCCATGACCTCCCGAGCGGTGATCGCCAGGGTAGAATCCAGAGGAACATTAGCCGTCCGCGCCTGCTCCATTTCCTGATAGGAGTAGGAATATTGGTTGGCAATAGTCCGAACATAGCCGGTTCGTTCTTCCAGAAAAGCACTCACCTCGGGAAGATCGTCGGCGCTATTGGCAAGAATTTTGGCAGTACCAACCTTAGTCAGGATTTTATAGACGTAGGATTCAACCCAGGGGGAAAGGCTGGTATCAATCGGAACGAGCCGACCACTAGCCATCATCCGTTCGGGAAAATCCTGCTCGACAACTAGATTCTGGATTTGCTCCAGTGCATTGCGTTCAAATAACGTTAGGGACATTTGTTACCTCCTAGACCAGTAACTCAAGTTCGGCAAGTCCGGCCCCAGAGGTCTTAGAAACCCATTTGGCCTTGGTAATTTGATCACCCCGCGCAATCGTGCCACTGTCAGCGGTGGAGCTAATATTGGCGTTGGTCTTGGCGAAGGTGAACGTGTTGGCGGTAGGAACGGATGCGACCTCATAGGTTCCATTCAAAGCGGTCGTGGTCAACCCAACAATCGTCACGGACTGCCCAACGGTCAGCCCGTGAGCCGCGGCGGTAATGGTGGCTACGTTAGAGGTCAGGGCAACGTTGGTAATGGTCAAAGTATCAGCGTCTTTGCGGAAGTTGCCCCGGACATTAGCGCCATTGGTAATCGCCCGTAGAAACACGCTGTCACCAGGGGCAACGGCCTGCTCGGAGTGAACCCAAATCCGCCCTTTAGTACGAACCGTGATGGAGTCGCCCGCCAGATATTCGCTATCCTGAGTTCCGGTAACAACATCCAGAAAGTCAGGACGATCATAGGTCGGCTTTTGGATGCGCTTGGTTACGCCCACAAAAGTCCCCCCGATAGCGGTAGGAACCTTTACCTTGGGGCTAGAGCCAACGTAGCCAGCATCACGGGATTCAGTACCAGCATTGGCGCTATCGTAAACAACGCCTAGCCCAAACTCAACGGCAAGCGTTGCGTAGGCAGAAATATCCTCCTGAACGCCAGAGCCAGCTACTTGCCCTTTAATGGCAATAGTATGGTCAAAATTGTAAGCAGTTTGAATCGGCATTTTTCACCTCCTAGTCAAATTTACCGAGTCGGTTTTTGCGCTTGTTGATGTCAGCAACTTTTTTAGGCTGACCCTCGGTGGGCTGAGCTTTATCCAGCGCAGTTTTAAGCTCATCCGTCGCCTTAGACGTAACAGAGGCAACCGCCCAAACGCCTTCGATAAATTCATCGGGCTTACCGTCAATAGCAATGGCGGGATTGACCGATTTCAAGTAATGCTTTTTAAGCTCCACAATGGACATCGAGAACGGGTCAACACCGTCCAAAGAAACAGCACCCTTGACGGCTTCGTAGGTCTTAAACCACTCCGCCATCGCCACGCCATCCATCGCAGGACGAGACTCCAATTCCTTGACCTTAGACTCCAGTTCAGAAACACGGGTTTTTAGCCCAGCGTTTTCACCTTCCACACGGGAAAGTTCTTTAACCTGGGAATCAAATTCAGCGGTTTTCTGAATCAGAGAATCGCTAGCTTTGTCTAGTTGCCCACGCAGACCATTAACGAGTTCGACAACCTCATTGGTGTCTTGCGCGTGGTATTCAATCACTCTATTTAGTGCAGGATCTAAAATCGACCCTTTCTTTAAATCCATAGTTTTTACTCCTATAGAATTGTCAATTACTTCAATATTAATACTATCCCAGGTAGCATTGGAACCCGCCCGAGCAAATTGCACCAGAGCCACATGATTCCCCTCAATATCCCGCATGATTTCATCGTAGGGATAAGTCTTGCCGGGTTCCCCCTGGACACCATCGGTATCAACCCATTCCCCCGGCGTTGCATCAATAACAAACGTATAGCCACAGCTTAATTGGCGATGGGTTGATGTTGCCGCTTTGACCGCATCCGCATGGGTGATTTTCAAGTCGGACTCCACCCAGCCATCCTTGTAATTACTATTTTGGGAGAGTCCTTTTAAGTATTTTGCGGCGTTATCTGCCGTTACCGGATAGTCGGGAGGATGGTCTAATGTAACCGCTCGGTCGTTGAAGGAAGGCGCAGATTTTGCCACCTCCTCCGGTGGTCTAAACCGCCGGATAACCTGACCATCTTCCCCTAGATATTCCTGAACGCCAATCCTAGCAATCCTGGCTGATTGAATAAACAAATAACCCTCATCGGTAATAATTGCCGACTTGGGGAGCTTTACATAATCCGTTGCGTATAATCTGGACATTTTTCTTATGGGACTACTTCTATTCTTAATACTACTCTCTGTCTACGGTTCATTGTTCGCCATACTGGTAATCTATCGGACAAGGTTATGAACACCATTTTGCTCGACTATGGAGACAAACAAGTTCGCATCACGTTTGTCTACTCTATCCGGTTGTCCGATGGTATTTTCTGGACTGGCAAGGATGATAATGCCAATTACTGGATTGGTTTCTTAGACGACAATAATCAATTTACTACTATTTTCCTCCGCCCTGAATACGCCCTGTTAGTCGTCCGTCAGCTACAGGATTATATCCGCTCCCATACAAGCAACACGGTTGATCAAACCCTTCGCTACTTGTATCAGGAATGGTTCTTTGATTAGTATTTAATATCTTAGCGGTAGGTTTTATGATGGTTCCTGAAATCCTGTCTGTTATTATTGGTATCGCCGCATCGGCAACAGCTTGGGGTGCTAGGGGATTATGGGAAACCAAGCAAGAGATCGGGCGAGAGCGATTCCGGGCTGAATTGTCCGTCAAAATGCAAGAGTTTGTAAAAGTTGAGCTAGCGGAGTCATCCCAGTACGTCCAGGCGACCTTGGATCCCCTTAAGGAAGCCGTCAAGGAGGTTAAGTTTTCTTTCAAAGAAATCCAGGAAGACTTGGCGGAAATTCGGGACTCGATCAAAAATATTCGCTCCCGTGTTTCTGACATGGAATTCCGCCAGCAGGCCACTTTGGAGGTCTGGGATAGTGAACTAAGCGCGGTGCTGACGGCCGCCACGGGAAACCCCGTCTCCGTGGCGTTGTTCAGGAATGCTTGCAATATCAAAGACCAAACGCCTCCAAGGAATACTGAAAAGGATTCCCAGGAATCGCCTTGACCTGACTCAACATCTCCTTGGCGACAAGTCTGATCTCTAATTGGGCGTGCTTGCTATTCCTTAAGCCCTGAAAGTGAACAAACGAGCGGAAGTTGAACTGAACATCGAAGTCTAACTGCTTGCTATAGGGCAGGAAGTAACGGGCTGATTCTTTGGCTCGTTTACGCCCTAGGACTGGCGTTAGTTGCTTGACCGCCAAATGATAAAGCTGGTGCCCCATCCTGGCGTAGTGATCCAAGGCTTCTGCCCAGGAAAAACATTCGTTGTCGAACAGATAATGCTCCGCTTCTTCCCAAAGCGCGACCCCTTCCTCTTGGCAGTTAACACCAGGGTACAAAACGTCAATACCCTCCCAATCTTTCGGGATATACCACTTGTCTTCTAACTCTTTATAGCGAGCCGATTCTGAGTTATGAACAATAAGTCCATTGCAGGTAAAGTTATGATAAGGGGACTCGACCTCTAGGTCATAAGTTCGTTGAATAGACACAAATTCCTTGTCCTTGATTGGGGCAAATACTGCTCTATTTTTTGGTGATCCTGCGTGAACACTAGAGCAAGCGTAGTCTTTTTTATTTTCTTCGTCTGTTCCCCAGGCTAAATTGCAGGCGCGATTGTCATAGGTTACGGAGTTAAGATGACGCACCTGGGGTTTGCTATCTGGGTTTTCAACAAAGGCAAGCGCAACAAGCCTAGATACAAGATGCGCCTTTCCTTTGAGCGACACAACAAGCCGCCCCTGTTTGTTATCAACTTGTTCCTTGATTACAGGAGGTAAGTCCTTTCTTAAATAGCGATTTCTGTAATAAGAACGAATACGCCCCTGATTTGATACCTCATAACCTTCTACATCCGTGGGTTTCCACACTTCACTATTTACATCGATCTCAGGACTTCTCCTTTGTTTATAGACGCTTAAGTCTGAAGTGTGGCGCTTTACGGCCACTCGAATGTTTTGAACATATGCCTCTTCAATTGTCATCCACCCTGACTCCGTTAAAACCCGATGATTTTCAGTGCAAACAATGTCGTCACCTTCTATCAAGTATCGGTAAGTTGGGTTCTCGCCTCTGTAAATCACATCGACTATATGGTTGGCAAAAAACTCTCCAGTATCTTCGTTGTAGGATTCAAGATTCATTCCACGAATACGCTCTCGCTGATAAAGCATATCTTTTTGCGTATTTTGATGAGAGCGACCTTTGTTCCATCGACAAAATAACTCGTCAAGAGTCCAATTTAACTTACTCAGGCTCTCCCCGTTACTATTCCAAAACTGAATAGTATTGCTACCAGCAAGACAATTGATTGATACGCCAATACGGTGTTTTAAAAACTGGATCTTTGTAGCCAAGTCCGTTCTCAGTTGAAAATGTAATGTGCTTTTTTCAAATGGGGTATGATGCCCATCATTTGCCAGCATTGTCAGCAATTCCTGGGGAGTTTTTTTCTTGGACTTTACCGTTTTATCGAACAATAGGTCGATACGGGAATTGATGTTTTTGGTGTAACTAAAATCAATCCCGGTAGATTGCCAAGCGCTTAAACAGTGCGTTTTATCTCCACCGTAATAGCCGATTAATGTTACTTTATTTTCTGCCATGGGTTTTCCTCTAACTCTGACAGATACTAAAAAGCCAGGGGTGTCCCTGGCGATAAACTTACTATCAAACTTTCGTTACCTTGTAGGCAAAATCATCACCGACATCCCGCAGGAGATAAATCGACTTCCTAGCAAGCAGTTGTCTGGCATCTTTTTCGGAAATCTCCTCTCTACAGTTTGCGCCATAAATTAAGTTATGACTTTTTACAAAACCGCTCAGAGACGCAAAACTCCAAAATATCGTTGGATAGTATGAATCGTCAACCGCAACAATCATTAGACTCTCTCCTACTCAAACAATTATAGATCACGAACCAGGCAGGCTACTTGTCTCAAGAGTTCAGACTTGTAACTTTTTAGTAATTTTCTAGCACGTTCAGCATCGCGCCTTGACTCAAAAACAAACTCATCTCTTACGCCAATCGGATCGTTTGTCAGCAGGTTTATGGCGTAACTCTCGCCATAGGCGTACTTAACTGCAATTATTTCTAATTGATTGTGATAGTTTACAAACCAAAGCTCCATACTACTCCCCTAAAATAGCTTTTCCTTTTTCGGTCAGGATATAGCGGCGATTGGTTACATAGCGTGTCCGGTAACCGTTATATGCGCGGGACAATTGCTTTCGCTCACTAGAAACGAGTTGCAGTATCCCCGCAGTCGTCAGTCCCTTAAGCGTGTTTTGGTTGCACTCAGTTAACCAATCGCTAATGTCCTTTTCCGACATTTGCATTCCCAGTCTGGCAATTCTGCCGATTTCAAGCTTTAGCTCATTGATGACCTGTAGCTGATTTGTTTTCATTCCCGTATCCTCTCTGTGTGGCATATAAATAATATAACAAGGGCGACGGAGGATGTCAACCACCACAGAGAATTTTTTTTAGGCGAGCAATCTGGAGAGTAATACACCGCTAATCTGGACAGTAATACACCTAGCGACGGATAAGTCGCCGGTTGGCCAGCGTGACCTGCACCCCCGGCACGATTTCATCCAGGGCGACATACTGCCAGGCCATTACGTTAACGATGTCCTCCTCCGGTATAGCGTCATCAGTCCAGACACCAAACACCTGGGCCACCACATCCCGGATCTGGCAGTCACCTTTTTTGCTGGCTCTAAACAGAAAACCCGCATTCACCCCTAGGCTGATTAATCGCTTGTCCTCGGTGCATTTCCCCATATAAAGGGTCGCCAAGAAATCCTCAACACTGACGCTATCAGGGACATCAGCATGATCCATGGCAATCTGGAAGCGGCGGCGACGGCTAGAGCAAGGCCTTTCCACCTTGATCCAGTGCAATTCGATGAGTTCAGTTTCAATTTCCGTCTCTTTATTCCATTCGATGCTGTACCAGAGAAACGAATTGCTGGTATTTTGACCGAATCCCTTTGGGGCTAGAGATTTGGCTCGGGATTTTGCTATTCTGCGCTTGAGTCCTGATAAAGCCATTAGTTGGACTCCTTTGGTGCTTCGGGCGACGGAGCCCAGTGGCTAAAGGCGGCCTCGGGCCATAAATTGGCATAGGTTTTCTCCATCCAAGTCGTAGGCGAAATGGCGAGATCTTCCCGCCAAAAAACGGAAATAGGACAGCGATAAACACGATGCCAAGCAAGAATTACTGTTCCATCCCGAGGGGCCGTTTCAATTGGTTGCCAGTTCATTGGTTAGCCCCTCCATTGACCTCTAGCCATAATGAAATTTTGTTTCCCCCCTGCCGTAGGAACCCCTCAACGGTTCCGGTATTTCCAAGCACGGTGCGGCTAATGGATAGCTTACGGAGTACAGAATCTGGGTAATAACCACGGGAATCCCCATTAAAATCACACATCGGACGGTAGATTTTAACCACCAGAATATTCTCTCCACCCAACTTTTCCGCGACTGGAATCAATTCCTCGATTAACCCTCCATCACTGGCAATGAAAATCTCTTTATTGATTAGGTCAATTTTTTCTAGTAACCTTTTTCCAAAAAAATCCATACCGTGAACGGGCTTAACGTATTGCTCCGAGACGGCAATATAAGCTTGCCTGGGTGTTAGCCCATAAAATAATGGGCTGGGTTCGTCTTTGCAATGTTCAAATTGTGCAATATCCTCCCCGTAAGGCGCGTTATACAATCGGTGGGTCATCCGCTTTAAGCCGTCTGCAAATTTCACATGACAGGCACCAAACTCAACAAAAATATGCTCTGCAAGCGTATCCTTACCGCACTGCGGCGGCCCGTTTAGAATAATTAACTTTTTGGTCATAATCTTAGTCCTCAAGAATTTTTTCTAAAGCATTCCAATCCCCGTTTAGGGAGCTATAAAACCTTGACTTGTAATAAATTTTCCAACAGGAAAATCGACTTTTAATCAAAAGACGCCAATCTTCAACCGCATAATAAAAGTTGTAGAAACCATTTAAAAAATCTCTTAGCATTGCATTACAATCCTTCTAATCGTTTCATTAACTCCGCCAATATCGGATGGCGAATAATATCCTCTTCCACAAACCGCACTACCCCAACATCGGGAGCACCTTGCATCACGTCACAAAGCCTACCCAAAAGCCCGTCATAGCCTTTTAGATCGCTCTGTCCACAGTCTCCCATTAGCACCAGCTTGGAACCGTGGCTAATGCGGGACATGGCGGTTTTAATGCCGTGCTTGGACAGGTTCTGGGCTTCATCTACAATCAGGAAGGTGTTAGCCAAGCTTCTCCCTCGGAGGAGAGACACCGGAAATACCTGGATTTTGCCGTACTCAAATAAAGCCTTGATTTGCCCCTGTTGCATAAACTCGGATAAGTTATCAACAATGGGGTAGGACAACATCATCGCTTTATCGATTAGCTCACCAGGAACCGCCCCGATGTCCCTCTCCTCTCTAACTCCAACATTGGCGCGGACATAGACAATGCGCTCAATGTCGGACTTAGGGCTATTGATTAGACAAACCCCCGCGTGTAAAGCAAGTAGAGATTTGCCCACGCCAGCCACTCCATGAGCAAGAGTGACAGTATTCCCCAACAAAGATTTAACATAACGCTGTTGGTTGAGTGTGCATGGTTTTATAAAGGCTTGAGTCTCGATCTTGGCAGGGGTATAGCTCCCCTCGGTGATGTATTTGGCGGCCTTCTTTTGGGACATAAAGCACCAACGACTTTGCCCCAATATTAAGGTCAAGGCTTCAGGATAACTTCCCGCTCTAGACTCTCAATCAGATTGTTCCAAGCCCGCCGGGTAATCCAGTCCCAGCAATCCTGACAATAAAAGTTTTTCACTACGTCTTGCTGTTCACACCGTAGACAACGGGGCTTGAATTCCTCTTGTTGCATAACGTCCTCCATGTGGTTGATTGCAATAACAATACCAGACCCCAAGGGAAAATGCAATACTTTTGATGAGGGTATATTGCAGAATGATAACAATGTTTTAAGGAAAGTTATAATTAATGGAAATGCTCAGCGACGTTAGCGCGTCCTGAGCGGCGACAACCCTTACCTATCAAGGATCGTATGAAAGATAATAACATCGCTAAAGCCGTCCGCGTCGGAATCAGTTTGGGCGCTATCCCCTTGAATGTTTACCAAATGCCAAGCGGAGTTTATAAATTGGCCGGGCGAAATGTGACGGATGCCATTGAAAAGCATGATTCAAGCCTGCGTGAAATAATGGGCGTAAAATCGCTGAAAGCCTTACCCCACGCGGATCAAGCCCTGCTTGAAGTTCGTGCCGACTCTGGTGAGAAGTTTATCCCAGTAGCAATAGAAGATGCTGTTTCCTATTGGGCGATCATGGCTCAAAAAGGGAATCAAAAGGCTGTTGCTATCCTGGCGGCCTGCGCCATCGAAGCCATAGAGCGACGGGCGGACAAGGCGCTAGGAATCATGGTGTCTGAACAAGAGCGCGACGCCCGCATGGAATTGCGTATGAAGCGAATTGCAACCCGTCGCAAATGGACGGATGCCCTTAAGGATCGTTATGTCGCCTTGCATGGTGTGGAGCCTTCCCCAGAGCAATACCGAGAATGGACGGTCAAGGCTAACGAGGCGCTATTTTCCCGAAAGCATTTTAAGTGTGACCGGGACAATATGACCGAGACGGAACAGCACATCATTGAGTCCTTTGAATTCCTCTGCTGTCGGTGGGCGGGCAAATACGACAGTAAGGAGCCGGATGAAATCTTAGAAATGGTCTTGGATACCTTTTAGCCTGCACTGGTGGCCGTGATCACGGCCACGCTAGGTGAGTAATATTCCGCTATACCTTCCCTGTGGCAAAACTAACCCCGTCCCTCTCGGCGGGGTTTATTATTGCACATCGTTGTTGTTGAGTATTTTTACCATGTCTGAAATTAAATCTTGCCCCACCTGTTCCGCCAAGGTGGTCGATGGTCAACATTATTGGTCAACGGGAAAGCCGGGGAATTTTCTAGACCTCGCTGGGCTAGTTTGCAATCCCTACTCCAAGGGCCGCGCTTGCATCAATCCTTGCCGTGGGTTAGCCGGTGGGCAGACCTGGGAGGATCGTGCCGCTAACGTGGATGTCATGCTATCGGAGTTTGATTTGACCCCCGCGCCAAGGGTGGATGTTGAGGCGATGGCGGTTAGTATTCTGGGTACACCGGACGAGTAGCTTAGCCGGTTGTGCCGTGTGGTTATTACCTCAAGCCCTGCTCCGGCGGGGCTTTTCGTTGCTTCCCAAAAACTTTACACCCCCTAGAAATAATTTTTTCTAGAGAGTGAAAAGAGGATCGTATTAAGCGGCTAGGTGGGGCTCAAGCCTCTCCCTAAAGAATTTATCCGGCGTAATGCTCTAGGTGCCGGGATAGCTCCAAGCATTCCTGATCGTGAGACTCAACCCGTAGCCCCTTGCTGTCCAGCACTAACTGGTACTTGTCGAGAAGGCAAGGAGTGAAAACAAAGCTGATTTCTTGGTTCCCCATCTCCGGGGTGTAGGCAAACATATCAACACAGTCCAGATACTTGCAAAGCGTTTCCCAGAGTGCGCTGGCTTTTTCGGATAGGGTAGCATCCGTCTCCTCGATGGCTTTGACTTTCTTGGCTTTGTAAAGACTGACTCCGAGTAGCAGACTGATTTGGGTTTGCGTGTTCATTTGCGTTTCCTTTGTGTGGTATGTAAATAATATAACAAGGGTTATGGGAAAAGTCAAGCCTTTTTCCTGGGAAATCTCAGAATTAGCCCAAGCCATTGCCGCGCAAGGGTTTCAGCGACTTTACACATCCTAGATAAAAGATCTTCTAGGGACTGTAAAGCCCAGACCATTAGACCAGTCCCACGGCTCCCGGTGGCGCTCGTTAATATCTGGTAGTCGTTTTGAAGTGCCTATGTTGGAAGTTCAACAAATCGAGTTGTCAAAGCTCAAGCCGTACCCCGGCAATGCCAAGAGTCACCCCCAAAGTCAGATCGATCTACTGGTGAAACAGATTGCCGAGGGATTCGATCAGCCCATTGTGGTGGATAAGGATTTTGTCATCATCAAGGGTCACGGGCGACGGATGGCCGCCATGCAGATGCAACTGAAAACTGTCCCGGTGATCGTGAGGGATGACCTGACACCCCAGCAAGTCAAAGCCGCCCGGATTGCGGATAACAAGCTGGCTGAGACGGATTGGGATATGGAGTTATTGGCGCAAGAACTGGAAGCCCTGGACGCCGGTGGCTATGACCTGGGGGATCTGGGGTTTGATGAATCCGAACTAGAAAGCCTACTGGGTGATCTTCAGGATGATGGGGGAGACCTGGAGGACTTGGGGGAGGTTGAGGAGGACGATTATGAGATCCCGGAACAGATAGAAACAGATATTGTTGTTGGCGATCTATTTGAGATTGGCCCGCATCGGTTGCTGTGTGGCGATAGCACCAAAAGCGACAATGTTGCTCGATTAATGAATGGACAAAAGGCGGACATGGTATTTACGGATCCACCATACAACGTATCGTATGAAGGCGGAAGTAAAAAAAGAACAGCTATACAAAATGACAATATATCAAACTTTTATTCGTTTCTTTACGATTTTTACTTTAATTGTTTTTCTGTAATGAATGATGGAGCACCGATTTATGTTGCACACTCTGAGTTAGAAAGGGTTAATTTTACATCGGCTTTTCTTGATGCTGGATTCAAATTATCTAGCATCATTGTTTGGGTAAAGAATAATGCTACATTTTCCATGAACAAAGACTACAAGTGGCGACATGAGCCAATCTTGTATGGATGGAAACAAGGAAGGACACGGATTTGGAGTGCAGGCAACACAGAGGATACAGTTTGGAATATTGATCGCCCAGTGAGGAGCGATGAACATCCTACGATGAAGCCTGTTGATTTGTGTGAAAAGGCTATAGCCAATAGCTCTGTTAGTGGCTCATTGGTTTACGAGCCATTTTGTGGCTCCGGATCGACCATGGTTGCGGCGCATCAACTTAGACGTAAATGCTATGCAATGGAGTTGGATCCAAAATATTGTCAGGTTATCTTAGAAAGAATGATCGCACTAGACCCGTCTTTGACTGTCTTAAAAAACGGGAAAGATGTAACCGAGCAGTTTAAATAGATAGAGCAAAAGGCGGGAATGACCCCGCCCTTGCAAATGTTTGACTATCCTCATTGCGGCGAAATTATTTGAAATGACCAAGCGGGAAAAGTTGCAAGCAATCGTGGATGAAGCCTTGTCCAAAAATGATTCTTTGCATCAGTTCTGGGTTGAATATCGCCCTTTTCAGGGATGGTATGCCGTTTGTGAGCCAAGATGGTTTGGGGATGATGGAGAATACCTGGGAGCAAACTATTCCCAAGCAAAAAGGGGATTAAGACATCTGGGACTCTAACAAACAGAAGAGCAAGCCACGTTAATGACTTGCCCTAGCTGTGGTCATGAGTTTTGATTAGGGATTTACAAGTTACTCAATGACAACTCATAATCCCATTGCAGTAAACGGGCAGATGCCAGCAAGCAAGCTACGGGTATTTCGTGTTTCCAGATAAAGCCCTGTCCTACCATAGTCCCCGCATAAGCTTCGGAGGAATACAGGTTGCAGGCATCAAAGTCGGAAACTAGACCAAGGTTCAAATGAAGATCACGGGTGATTTCTTTTATCATCACATCGTCTTGAAATGGCGATAAAGGCATCGCTTACGCCTCCCCAATTAGGTATTGACGACGATTGCTATAAACAATGGCAATGGCTTCATCTAGTTTTTCTGGGATGATATATTCATTGGTCTGCGGCCGACTGACGGGAACCAGTAGATCATCTCGTCCCGCCTCACGGATAGCATCAGTGAATTGCTTCATTGACTTGAGGGTTTGTCCCGTGCGTTTCTTTACTTCTCGCTTAAGTTGATCCGCCGATAGGATGCGGGTCGATGTTCCCGTGGCGGGTTCAACCACTTCTGTTACTACCACCTCACGGGTAATGAATTGGTCACGGCATCCACGAAGAGCAAGGATGGTCTCCCGTCCGTGCATCAGCATCATAGCATCGTCTTTTTCCTTGTTCTTGAGCCGCAATTGCTCCAGTAGAATCAATTTATCTGTTTCCGACTGATCCACTTGGGCGGCCACTGCCGGAAAGTCTCGTTGAACAGCCCGCCACCGTTTTTCGGCTTCGATGAAGTATTGGCGAATCTGGCGACCCTCCTGGGTATGAGCCATCAAACAAAAGTGCTTAAAGGCATCGCAAGTCATTCCGATCAACTCGCTGGAACGCCCGCCAGTATTGCTTTTCATACCTTGGGAAGAAAAATCAATGCCTTTTTCTAGCTTGTTTAATCCCTTGGCTTTGGCGTTTGCCTTGGTAGAATAGCCTGCAATCTGCCACGCCAGGTCAAAGGGAACCGGGAACTGAACGCCTTTAGATTCTTGTTCTAGCCATCCATCAATCAGGTTGGCGATGTCTTGCTTTACAATACTTGTCATAGGTGAATTCCTAGTTTGCTTAGGGTTTACAGTCTTTGGGAGTGGGCACTCCGCGAAAGACAATAGATATTAAAAGCGGGAGAGATCCCGCTTCTCAAAATGTTTGACTATGACCCGTTATTTGTAGGCTCTGAGTATCCCGATGGTGGATTCAAGCAATAATCCATACCGATTTAGGTGCGCGGCTAGTTGATTCATCAATTCCAGCGGAGATGGCACAACCCCATAGAGCGCTAGGTACTGACTCTCTTCGTTGCCGACCGGGCGATGGTGAAAGACCGGAATCCATTTATCCTCAAAAGCCATTTCTAGGATGGCGGTCGCCCCATAGGGTATTACCCGGAATTTATCGACTGGACGTTGAGCTTTGCCCATATCAGCCAATTGAGCTTTGAGCTTGGCATTTTCCTCCAGTAGCTCGACACATTTAGGGACGAGCTTTTCCTTGATGGCTTGCTTGGCATCGTAGAAAGCACGAACCAAGTTTTGCTTACACTGAATCACTTTTGGGGTGTTCCGCGATAGGGTCATAACAAAGGTCGCTTGCTCCTCATTGAGGTATGCAAAAACTTCCTGTGTGCTGTTCCCCTGGGCAGTTTTGAACTCTCGCGTTTCAAACGCAACAGCTCCAAAATACTCAATTGCTGTCTGGTGACAACGGATATTTTGAATTAAGTTCTTGTGCTGAATCCCCAATTCTTTGGCAATCATACGGGAATCGACAACTAAGGTTTCGTTGATTTCGGTGACAGTGATATTAGACATTGTGTGTTCCTCTAGAATTCGGTTTGCATGGTGGTGTCGGCAGTCCATAGGTCAATCAGGCGATAACCCGTATTGGCGGCTTTGAGCTTGGATAACTCAGCCCCCGTGGGTTCGCCTGGGAATCGGACGTATTTGGTTTCTGGTTCTCCCGTCTCCGGGTCGTAATCGTAGTTATGGGCGAAGATTGCGGTAGTGATAACCCCAATTTCAGCCCCGCTAGTGAGTGCTACCATGGGCGTAATTCCTTTTCAAAATGGAATCAGCAGAGGGCGGTTCGTTTTCCAGGCAATCCGCCCTTGCCTATACCGAGAGTGTAAACCAGGGGTTTACTGTTTGTCAAGCACTTGCATATAGTGTAATATGCAATTGTTGTTAGATTGAAAGTGAGTTAGTTATGGCGAGTCCAATGAAGGTAAAAAAGGTCATTACCAAAGAGGTGGAGGTTTCCGGCTTGGGTGGGAAAATCCGGGAGGCTAGGATGTCCTTGCCCAGGAGTGGAAAATCGCTTGAGGCTTTGTGTGGAGAGGTCGGGATTTCTCGCACTTACTGGTATGACATTGAGAAAGAGCGAATCAAGGGCGCGTTATCGTTTGAACTTTTAAGATCTATCGAATCCGCCCTTGGTGTAGACTTGGGGGTAAAAATCGAGTAATGCTATGAGAATAATTGGGTTAGCTGTCCTGGGGTTATTGTTGGCGTCCTGTGCTGATTCGGCTACACAGTGTCAATGGGCAAAGGATGACTACCAAGAGGCAGAGAGGGAAATAGAACAAGCCCAACGGGAGCTAGACACAGGGGTAATGTCTATGTCTGATGTGATGCGGGCTAGCTCGGTTTTGCAACCTTTGGTCACCAAAAAGTCTGAGGCGGAAAGGAAAATGTCGGAATACTGCAAGCAATAGCCCTCTAACCCAAATCCTCGGGAAATCTGGCGTATCGAATCGAGCAACGACAATTCCCCCGACAGACGCAATCCTGTCCCGGCAATGGCAGGCTATCACTCAATTGCACACCCATCTGGGCATAGCGGAGACAATCGGGGCAATTCCGCGCATCCATCGCCCCTAGAAAGCGTCGGGCGTATCGTTTTGGGCTAATCTCGGCTAGACGGGTTTTCCTGCCCTGCTCGTAGCTAATTTTTGAGCTACGGACATAATTCACCAGCCTGGCGCGGAGTTGAGCGGGTGACAATTTCCCATCACTCAGATCCTGAAATAATTGCCGCAGGGCCGGGTATTCCGCCGTCCTTAGCTGATTGGCTACATCCAGATAATGAATCCCATAGGTAGCATCCCGCCCGCCCCGGCCGAGCCGCATCATTGAAACATGGGCGTCCTTGATTTCTCTGGCGACTTGGTTTTGATAATCCTGATAGTTTAGATTACCGGACAATAACCGATTGGTCAGGTAATCAATGGACTTGATGTAATCATTTTGCTCCCGACGGATAAGGCGCATTAACTGGGAATCCGATACCCGTCGCCCCGTGGACTTGTAGCGGTAAAATCCATCTTTATCCCATTGGAGATCGGCTCTAGTCTTCGTCATAGCAACGCTCTAGATAGTCCTCGATAATCTCTTCCTCATCCAGTTCTGCTTGACGGGTTAGACCATACCAAAACAGCGCCGCAAAACAGACCGTCGTTGAGATAAAGAACCCTAGGGTAAAGCCAACCAGAAAGCTAATCATTATTAAAATCCTCGGTTTCTAGGTCTTCTAAAATCCGGTCATAGTCCGAAAGAGGGATAAGCGAATTATCTGGCAGTACAATCTTGCCTGTAACAGGGTCAATCTTAATTGAATCCTCTGCCGTTTCCACATCCTCCGATTCAGGGGCTTCTTCCTCTTCAACGTCTTCTGGCTCCTCGTTTTGTAATGTAATTTCAGTATTAAAATCAGTCCCACCAAAGCGGGATTCCCGAACCTCTTCCGTCATAAGCACCCCGGCTGTAATGTATTTAGTATCCGCGTCAGCATAGAGATTTCTTAACTCCGCCTGCTCCTTATCCGTTAACTGGAGAATGCTAGGAAATCTGACTTGATACTTAATAGTATTTTGTCGATTCGGCAATAGATACCAAGCCAATAATTCTAGATTAGATTTCCAGTTTTTAACTTGCCAAGCATGAACCTTTTGCGACCATTCATAGCGGTCGGATTGTCCTCCTTCGCTGAAGGCTGAGCTATTGGAAGACCCCAATAATTTAGAGCGGGGCATATCGGAAACCGCCACAAAAATATCGAGAATGAGGCTCGTTAACGTATCCACCCCGGAGTATTGCCGCTGGATAAAATCGGCGTCTTCCATATTGGCGTCGAAAAATAGCCCACCAATGCTATTCAAGCCGAGCATAATGCTGGTGAAACGATTAACCAAAGTCTCTTGCCCCTGAGTCCCTTTTAAGGACGATAACCCCGCTAGTTTGTACTTAAAAATAGAATGACTTGATAGCATTCCCGCCCCGGCATTCACCGAGTTAATAAACCGGCAAAACTCGGAAAAGATCGCCTGAACAATGGAATCATTGCGATAACCATTATCCTTAAACAACTCCCCTGGTAATTTCTTGCCGGCGAAGGATAGCACCCTGGATTCATGGATATAGCGAACACCCCTTAAGCTTTCTACGCCAGAGCGAATATCGGTAGAAAACTGATAGAAATCCCGCCGGGTAGCGTCCCTGGTGAGATAATTCCCAGAGCAACAATAAAGCCAATCTACCGAGCGGATGGCTAGATCATTAACCGGCTGGTCAAAGTCCTGCCCGTCATTGATGCCCATGATCAGAAAGCCGTCACCATCAAGGCGGGACAATACGCTTGCCTCAACAAAGCCGTTCATTGTCCCCGTGTAGGACTCTCCAGTGTTATAAACCTTGAGATCCCTTAACGCCTGCTGGAGGGCATCAACGTCCAGGACATCATCGTCGGTAACGTCCCACTCCGGTTCCATCATTGCTGATTCCTCCGGGTAGGTATCAACAATTTTCTGGATAAACTTTGACTGCTGGTAAAGCTGGAAACAGGTACGGGAATCAAGGCGCTCCACGGTGTCCGGCAATGATACCGCACTATTCGGATCACCCCGCCCACCGGAGCGGGAAAAGCGGCTAGTGACAGCGCTAACCGCATTCAAAAAGAATCCATCTAGACCAACGTTTTGCATCACTTAACCACCGTTACGGGCATCACCAGAAAAAGACTATTCTCGTTTGAGACAACAACGGGCGTATTAAAACTATTCATACTAATAGTAATCTCATCCTCTTCAAAGGAGGACAGCCCCGCTATCAAATACTTAGCATTAAATCCAATCTCAAATGACTCAGTTCCTACTGTGTCGCTGTCAATCGTAAAATTGCCATAGCCGGTTTCCTTGCCCATGCTAGAGATTTCTAGCTGGTCATCCTTGAAGGTGAAGATGACGGCATGGTTCTTCTCATCAAAAATAGATACCGCCTGAATAGCGGAAATTAACTCCTTGCGCTTAACCGTTGCTTTGATAGCGTATTGGGCGGGAATCAACTGCTTATACATGGGGTAAGCCCCTTGCAAGAGTCGTCCTACTAACAGGTTCCCGCCATAGGCAAAGCTGATTAACTCCTGGTCAAAGTTGACGGTAATATCACCCTCGATCTTGAGAGATTCCAATACTTGCAGGACGCCACGGGCAACGGTCAACCCCGGCACTTCTACGCCCACATCTTTGACGGTATGACAAGCCAGGATATGCCCGGTGGTGGCCGCCAGTTCTAAGTCGTCCCCATTAGACTTAAAATGACAGCCGGTTAGCACCTGCTTCGTATCATCTGTGCTAGCGGCGTAGGTGACTTTACCCAAGCAATTCTGCAAGGAACCCTCAGGGAAAATAACCTGATTCTCGGTGGTAACAGGTAGCTCTGGAAACTCCTCCGCCGGCAATCCACTGATCACGAATCGGGCTTTAGGAGCAGTTATTTCAGCCTGCAAATCTTCTTCAACCGTGACCATTAAATGATCTTTGGGCATTTTACTGACCACCTCGGCAAACATTTTCCCCGGTAGAACAACCTTTCCGGGCGCAGTCGTTAACACAGGCAGAGTTAACGTCAACCCGCAAGACAAATCAAAGGCTGTTAATTTAAGTCTTCCTGGCGATGCCTCCAATAAAATCCCCGTCAAAATGGGGTGGGTCGCCTTGGCGGGGACAATCCGATTTAATTGTCCCAGGGCAGTCGCTAATACTTTTTGCTCAATAGAGAATTGCATGACGTTCCTCAATCAGTGACAAGAGATAATAACGCCGCAAAATTCTCTGTTAAGATTTTATTTAGTATTCATTAATATTGATGTTTTATTGCCATGTCTAAGTCCGAGCCAAGTCAAAGTTCTGTCCAGTTGGAATTATTCCCCTCTGGCAAAACTGAACAGGCCCTGACATGGAAACAGATTCTAATTAATCACACCAAGCCTCAAGATCAAATCCTTAGAGCCTGTTACGGAAAATTTGGCAAGGCGATAACAACCGGCAACTATGACGAATTAGACGAGATTCATAAAATCGTCGCCAGCATCAACAAAGCAGGGCAATGGAAGAAGGTCACCAGCGAGGCTTTGAAGCTGGCGGATGAGCAATTAAATGATGCAATGCTTAGAGAGGGTATCTCCCAAGAGGAGCTTTCTAAAATGTCTGATGAAGAGTTGAAAGAAGCGGTTTTATCGTGGATTTAGAGCAACGGCAATTAATAGCGGCTAGATGCAAGCATGACCTGGAATACCGCGCCAGGGTAACGGAACTTTGCAAAAGGGATACTGTGTTTTGGATAAACACCTTTGCTAACACCTTTGATCCTCGCGTCATCCCGTCAGATCTCCCGTTTTTGCTATTCCCCAGGCAGGAGGAAATTATTCGCTACTTTGATACAATGTATGCGGAGAAACGCCGGTGTCTCCTGGAAAAATCTAGGGACGTTGGCGCAACATGGCTAGTGGTAGCATTCCTGGTAAAGCACTGGTTATTTACTCCCGGCTTCAAAGGTTCCCTCGGTTCCCGCAAGGCAGAATTGGTTGACAAGCAGGGCGATCCTGATTGCATTTTTGAGAAGGTCAGAACCTTAATCAAATCCCTGCCGGATTGGATGGCCCCCGTCGGCTGGGCTAACATCAGCCGAACCTTCCTAATCAAGAACCCGGCGAACAATTCTACCATTACCGGGGAAGGTGGGGATAATATGGGCCGGGGCGGACGTTCCTCGATCTACTTTGTGGATGAGGCGGCCTTTATCGAGCGATCCCGAAAAGTGATTGCCGCGCTTTCCCAGAACACGGACTGTCTGGTTCAGCTATCAACGCCTAACGGAACCACTAACGAATTTTACAGGGCCGCATCATCGGGAAAGTACCCTATCCTCTCGATTCACTGGAAGGATGACCCTCGCAAAAATCAATGGGTAGCCCCGGACGACTCAACAGGAAGCGGGCGGAATGCTCCCGTCGGCGCGATTTATCCCTGGTATGAAAAGCAATGCCGTGATCTAGACCCTGTGACCGTTGCCCAGGAACTTGATATTAATTACACTGCCTCAGTCGAGGGTGTCTACATCCCCTCCCAATGGGTCACGGCCTGCATTGATGCCCATCTGAGAATAGAGGGCATTGGTGGCGACACCTTCCACGCTGGACTAGACGTTGCCACCGAGGGCAGTAATAAAACCGTCATGATTGTCCGAGCGGGCGGGGTCGTCCAATCCATCCAAGAATGGCAAGGCACAGATACCACACAGACCAGTTTCCGGGTTCACGATTATATGATTGCCGAGGGAATCGAGCTATTGACCTTTGACGCTGATGGGGTGGGTGCGGGCGTAGCGGGAACCCTGGCGGCAATCTCCGATAAACCCTATTGGGTCGAGGTTTTCCATGGGGCGGGCAGTCCTAACGAACATCTCTACTGGGAGGGGGAGAAAAAAACCTCCAAGCAGAAGTTTGCCAACAAACGAGCCGAAGCCTGGGGAATTTTGCGGGAACGTATCAAAAAAACCTACGAAGTTATCTCCGGCATCAAAGAGCATCCCGCCGACGAATTAATCTCAATCCCCAATGATGGCGAACTAATCACCCAGTTATCTCAGCCAGTGGTGAAATACAATGCCAGTGGCAAAATCCTTTTGGAGTCTAAACAGGATCTACGCGAGCGCGGGTTATCCTCTCCTGATAAAGCCGATGCGTTGGCCCTGGCGTTTTATCCCTCGACTAATCTGGGCTGGATGAATGAACTGTAACTCTTGCCAGCCTTGAGTCCTGGCTATTCTGAAAAAACTTTACACCCCCTAGAGAGAATTATTTCTAGCAACAAAAAAGCCTAGACCATTAGACCTTGGTGCTGGGCAAAATAAAACCCTCCGTGGGGAGGGCTGTTCGCTTTACTCAAACCAAGACCAGATTTCTTCCATTGTGATGATGTCTGGGCTAGCTTCTTGCGGTTGCGGCTCCTCCGCCTTTAGGTAGCAGGGGTAGCGGTAAGATTCCTCGGCGGCGGCAATGGCGCGGGTCAGGTCGCCCCATTGGCTCTTTTTGGTGCGGGCCATGCTGACGTATCCATCAACTTCGATTGCCATCATTTCGCGCTCTTCCCGGCGCGTTCGGGTGTTAATCACTTGGATTGCGGTAGTGAGCCGCATCTCAACATTATGACGAGCATTGAAGTCCTGGATAGCTTCAACCACAGATTTCTTGGTGGCGCGGCTAGCGGTTTCGTTCAGGATGAGGTCTTTCAGGTTGTCGCTGTTGAAGTTGGTGATGTCGATGATGGCGGTCATTGGTTGCTTCCTCTCTGTGTGGTATATAAACAATATAACAAGGATAAACAGAAAAGTCAAGCCCCTTCCCCAAATCTTCCCCACTATTTTGGGAATTATGGGAAAAATGGGAAGTATGGGAACAGTCAGAGAGCGCGGAAAGCCTTGAAAAGCAAAGGACTCGCGGTAAAACGAGTCCGTCTAGCAATCGGAGGGTGATGGTTCCAGCGCTCTTGCTAGACGGGCGTTTTGGGGGTGGGGAAGCAATTTCTTCCCCAAAATTTCCCCACTAGAACGGGATCACCTCTCCCACGGCAACGCCGGGCTGATGGGTTTGGACAACGACGCCGCCACCTAGTCGAGGGTCATGGGTGGCGACCCAGAGAGCCGGATGAAA